ACGCTGATTGCGGCTCATGGTTTGACCAATAAATCTTTGATCGGTAATACCAATAGATTCAGAGTTAGCAAGTATTGTATTTAATGTAGTCATATTTAAAATTTAAAAATTAATAAGCCTTTTTGTTCTTGCAGTTTCTTTTTTATCTTTATACTCCCAATCACAATGGACTGAAGATGGATTAGTTCCGTTTTTCCAATGCTGAATACTTAAAAATGATCCGCCCATATTTCCTATTGTAGCGCCATGCCAATCATTGGCATTTACACGAATAAAGTATCCAAAATAAGCACAAGTTTTATTATATTCACGCCAAAACTTTTTTCCTGTAATTTTTTTTTGATTCCGCCTAAATGAAATTTCGCCTGATAAATAAACTTCAAAACTATCTATATTTGGATGAATATGATCAACTATTTCTGTATTAGGTTTAACTGTAAATAATTGAACTTGAAAATTATTATCTCTATAAAGAATATTTCCAATAACATTATCTTCAGAAAAACTAACAACATTAGAATCAAATGGTGGTTGAAATGGTTTATGCTCTAACCAGTATTTTAAAAAGTTAGATAACTCATCATTTTGTTCTAAAGCATTTTCACGATCAAACCAATTGTCAATCATCTTATTTTATCCTTTATATTATCTGCTTTGTGGTAAAGACCTTTGTGCAGATTGATTAGCTGACCAAACTGCCTGTTTATTTTTAGCCAAGAATTGTGTAGCGCTTTGTGTATCAATAGCTTGCATATTAGCTATGTAAGGGCCATTATACACCACTTGAGGTTGTCCGCTCATAGAGCTTAATTTGTTATTGGGAATAACTGTGCCTGAAGTTTTAGGAACAAATAATTCAGGGCCACGCTCACCTACCATATATGAATTGCTACTACTAACATCACCCCCTTCAGCTCTGCCACCCCAAAAAGCAGTTGAACCAAACGCAGGTGAACTACCACCGCCACCAAAAAAACCACCAAGCAAATCGCCTAATCCCGAACCTTTAAATATTGCAGTAGCTTGGGCGCGTAACTGTATTTTAATTAAATCAGAAATAATACTTCTAGCTAAATCACTAAAACTTAATTTGCCTGTTTGAACAAAATTCTCTAATGCGGTTTCAAGATTTTGAGTAACAGAAACGAATGCTTGCTCGCCCATTTTAGCAGCATTAGTAGCATTGTCAGTATAAGTAGCAAAAGCTTTTTTCCAACCATACTCAAAGCTTCTTTGTGATTGACCAATTTGATATGCTTCTTGCGCGCGAGCCTTTTCTGCTTCAGCCCATTTGTTAGCTTGATCTTCAGTCATCCTACGACCAAATTGATCGCCTAAAGTTAATTGCTTGCGCTTTTGTTCTATATCAAATAATTCAAGTTGTAATTTTCTTTCATTTTCTGAAACAAAAGCTAATTCATTTTCTTTTTGTAATCTTTCACCTTTAGCTTGAGTAATTAATAATTCTTTTTCATAAAATTCTTGTTGTCTTTTTGCTGCTTCTTTAGCTTTTTTTGCTTCAGCTTGTGCTTCTTTATCAATAGCTTCCGTAACATTTCTAATATCTTTTTTAGGTGCGGCTATACCACCAATGCCTGACATAATGCCAGGAATATTAGCGCCTTGAACTGATCCAAACTCTCTTTGGCTTGGAGCAACATATTTTCCAATACCTTCTTTATCTTTCCATGCAGCCCACCATCCAGCTTCTTTTCTAATTTCTGCAAATCTATCAACAACACTTTTTGAACTTTTTTGCCAATTTTCCATAGCTAAAGTTAAAGTATCAAAAGCAGGCGCTACTGCATTAGCAATAGTTATTTTTAAATTAAAAAAGAATTTATCTAAACGATCAACAGAATTAGCAATTTTAGTAAATGCTACCTCTGATTCTTCAAATTTGCTTTTATTGTTTTGTAATTGATCGCCTAAACTTTTTATATCAAGGCCACGAACTGCTCGGCCAAACATATCCATAGCCGTAGCATTTCTTTTTGTGGTATCTTCAATAGAAGCTAAAGCAATTGCAGTTTTTTCAAATAATTCTTGAGGAGTAAGAGTTCTTAAATCTTTTAGAGATACACCAATAGATGAAAAAGCCTTTTGTGCCTTTTCGCCACCTTGCGCGGCTTCATCAACTTTGTTTGCGAATGATGCCATAAGCTTACCAGCATCATCGCTATTGCCACCACTTAACTGTAATGCGCTTGACAAACGCAATACAGATTGAATTGACATATCGTTAGCTTTTGCTACTTCTTCAATTCTATCCGCAAAATTAATTGCTTCACGAGCGGAAGCAGCAAAGGCAGTTCCAACCGCAAGTAAAGATATTTTTGCGCTTGTGCTAAAGCCTTCTACTTTGTCTTTAGCTTTACCTAGATTGGCATTAAATTCGCCTGCATCAAGCCCAAGTAAAACCGCTAACCTTGAAATAATTGCCATTGTTATTTACCTTTAAATCTATCCATTTTAAAGTCAGGCGCTTGTGACATAAATGTAAGTAAAGATTCGCTGGGATCAGCTTTTTCTATGCCATAAATATATTCATAAGCACTACCTAAAACGCTTTTTAGAGTATAGGGTGAGCTATTACTTGCTCTTAAATAATTAAAAACTCCAGCAACTAGAGTTCCTTGCATAGTTAATAAGCTTCTATTTCCAACTAACCCATCCGCATACATGACTGTTATTTCATTCATGGTATGCTCATCAAGCGCATCTATATCTTGTATTGTATGCCCGTTAAAGACCATAGCCGCCCGAACTTGGGTTCTTAACGAGCCTACTACTTTGACTTTATGTCTTTATAGTCAGGGCTAATAACCTCGTTAATTTTTTCCACTAAAGTCATTTGAACTGATAATGGAAATTCAGTTTCTACATCTTGATAAGTTATATCTTCTAATGATCCTGTTTCAGGTATTAGAAATTTAATATATTCAACTATTCTGTGTTGCAATATATGTTTATTTTTAGCAGTTTCTCTTACTGATCTGCCATCAATAATAAAGTCATTATCTTTAACTTCCACACCTTCTTGATCTTTTATATTTTCAAAAGCTGCTATCATTAACTGATATTCTTGTTCTACTTTTTCTTCATTAGGATTTTTAAAGTAATTATAAATAGCTTCAATTTCTTGAACGCTTGGCACTCTTACTTTAAATGTATGATCGCCTAATTCAAACGACCTAGTTAATATTGATAATCTATTTTCCTCGTATTTTTTACCAAGTGCTGATCCTAATTTGCTCATGTCTTATTTCCCTTGTGTTGTTAAATTTTTAGCTTTGTAAGCATCCATTTTTTGTTTAATAATCATTCCTAATTTTGTTGCTACCATTTGCGCTTGTGATTCTAATGATACTCGCATAAATGGTTTTGCAGACATTTTGCCTGTGCCAAATTCGTTTGCAATAGCTCTTGCATCAAACATAACGCCTGCTTCAGTATAAAATTTCCTTCTAGCCTTTTTGTATTCTTTACCTTTTAAATCACCATATTGAGATTGAAATTGTTGTTTTACTTTTTTAGGAATTGGTCGAGATGAAACGAGAGATATAACAGAATCTTTTGGTGTTACATATCTTGACTTCATATCTTTTCTAGTAGGTCGCCTTGCGGTGATATACAAAGAACGATCCAATGCGCCTGTGTCTTTAGGTGATAATGCTTTTGCCATAGCCAATACAGGCTTCATGGCTTCTCTAACTGCTGGTATTAATACTTTGCTCTTTGCGTCTTTATCGCCAAACTGCTCTTGAAATTCTTTAAATGCATCAAGAGTTTCTTTTAAACCATTGACTGCAAATTTAACACTCATTAATCTGCCTTAATTATTTTGTGATAAACCGCATTATTTAGTTTAATAGCATAATCAACACATTCTTCAGGTGTAAGTTTATCCGCATGATTTTTAGCAATCTCATGGGCTAAATTAATGCCTGTTAATCGTTGTTGGGCAAACCCAAACCAATTCTTTTGACCTGAATTAGCTTGGGATACCAAATAACTTAATAAGTCATCGCTATTATTTATTTGTGTCGTCATTTTGTATTACCTTTTCTTTTTTTATATTTTCATAAGGATTAGCTTTAGCTAATGCTTTTAGTGCAACATATTCAGCACTATCAGGATTAGCTTTTGCTAAAGCATCAGCAACTTCTTTTGCATCGACAGGCAAGCCTAAAGCTACTGCATCAAGGCTTTGATAGGTGCTTGTCAATAATTCAATAGCTTCAGATAATTTCATATTTAATCCTTATTAAGCGTTGTTTGACCAACCATATTGATTGCCGCGCGGATGAATTGTAAATGTGCATTTAGCTTCAGCCGTTGGGTTAGGATCGACTGTGAATTGACCTACTCGGCCATTAAAAGCATAATTTACAATGTTTGTGCCATCAGTTGCAGAAATAATAAATGTTCTGTCGATTGTGCCGTTGTATGCATCGCCACGCATTAATAAAAGGTTTGCGTCACTTGGATTCCAAGCGGCAGTAATTGTCATTGATGTTGGAGCGGCTTGTGTAGGAATCTTGTCAGATTGACGAGAACCTGCTACATTAAAGTTAGCCATTGCATCATCTTGACCAAAAGCTGGAATAGCTTCTACAGGCAATAAATTTGCTGAAACTGCTAAAGCTGAAACGCTTGCATATACAGAAAGGTT